TCGCATCTAATTTTACATTAGTACTATTTAATTGTTCTTCAAATCTTACTTCATTCTCTGGGAGCTCCACCGTTCCTTGCTGTTCCAAATAACCTAAAACCGTTGTTCCACGTTCAATAATAATATCACGAATTATTTCTCCGTTCATCTCATAGATAACTCTTTCTTTATACATATGTGTAAAGTAATCTTTAACTACTTGATCAAAATCTCGGATAATTTCTCGTGTTACTAATTCTTTTGCGTTTGGGTTTAGATTTTCTAATTTAGCAATGATCTTTTCTCTATATTTATCAAAATATCTAGAATCTGGATCTTCCAATTGAATAAGCATAGCTTCATTCATATCATTTTTAATAATCTGATGCCATTCTTCATCCGCAAGATCTGCTTTACAATAGTTATATTTATTTTCTATTGAAGTTTTGTCTAATGTTGAAAGCCATCTATCTGTTAAATTACATTTAAAAAACTTTCTCTTGAGGAAAGTTATTTCTTTAAATCTTTTGACCGTATAAGAAGTATCAGTCTTATTTGCTGGTGTTGGTTCTTCTCCAAATGTTCTTAGAACCGCAGCAATCGTCTCAAAATTAAATATACTAACTATATCTTCATGTACAGAAATTCCTGCATCATCTCCTAAAAATACACATCTTACTAATTTCAGAAATGCACTCAAAGAAGAATCGCGTTCATTTTCTTCCATAATGATATAAAAAATAATATACAATCTTATGAGATTATACATACAGTTCCATCTTGTTGTTACAGGAGAACCACTTCCCATTCCTCTTCTCTTTTGAAAAGCTGTCTGATTATTCAAAACAATCGAAGATATAAAAGTCTCAGCCAATACATATCTAGCTTTTGTATATTTATCTTCTCCAATTAGATTTATTTCTCCTTCCGCTATTAAATATAAAAGCGAATCTTGTAATAATTTATCAAAATTGCAAAAGTCGATATCAATACAATTACTATATTGAGATAGATATTCACCCAGATGATGCCAATCAACTGAATGTTCATCTATACCAACTGCATGATGAAACAATTCCGAATTCTGTGAATAGTATTCAGCGAATTTTCCATAAAGAATATGATGTACTATCAAGCTCTCTACAG